TCGTCACGCCAGTAGTTCCAGTCGCTAGTCTTATCGAAAGACACTCGGGCGGCGTTGACTACACTGAGGTCGGACCCCATGCAGTCAACCACGGCCACTTCAATCTTGCTCATCGGGGTGCATACTTCCTGACGAAATCATTGATACGGTTGGCTGCCATCGAAAGCTGTCCAGAGACGGCAAAGAGGTCTTGGACCTGATCCCGCTTCAGGGGAGCCACGTAGCCGTGGTCGTCCTGAAAGTCAGCCAGAAGCTCATCAACAAGGCTAAGGAGATTCAGAGTATCGGTGTTACCGTTGTTGAGATATTCAATCTCAATCAGACCGTCTTCATTGAAATAGAACTCGATAGGCTCATTGATAAGCGGATCAATGATCACAGAGTTTCTCCCCAGATTTGCTTAGCATCACCATTCGCCTTCCGGCGCTTGATGCACTCAAGTTCGATTTCGAGATAGCGAATGGCCTTCTTAAGGTCCTGCTCCTCAGCATCCTTATGGCCAGCCCTGGCAATGTATTTGACGGCATTCCCCTTGTTGAAGTTCAGGCTCCAAGCGTTGATGACAGTGATAGGCTCAGGCCAGAATTGGGCGTAGTGGTTGGGGCGGAACACAGCATCACCTTTAACGGGCGTTACAGGTTCTTCCTCTGTCATGCCTCCGTAGTTCCACCTTCCATTAGCTATAGGGTCAACTGGACCGGACTCCTCATGTCCCTTAGGCTTCTGCTCCCACCAAGGAGGATTACTCTTGAGGTCTTCGTGATCATCCTTCATCGTCTTCGCTCCCGTACTCGATTCCTTCAACGTCAATTCCCAGAGCCATCAGGTCGGCTGCTAGGTCGAGAGGAAGTGGAACGCCTGCAAGGCGGTAAAGCTCTGCTGTATTCAGGAGGTAGTTCTTCTCGTCGGCAGGGTTCTGGTTCTGTCCAGAGAACCGTTTCACTCGCTCTGTCATAGTCACCGTTTCTAAGGATATAAGCTAAACGTGCAGTAGCTACTGCATACTTTGGATCAAGTTTGGCCGTCTCATAGGCGTCCAGAACTAGACGCCACAGGACAGGTAAAGGCTCAGGCTTGGGTAGGATAGTCTCAGACCGCTTAGGACCGACTTTAGGGATACCAGTGTATCCATCAATCGCATCCCCCATAAGGACCTGACGCATCCAGTTGAGATTGGCTTCGTCTTCATGGACTTCAAAGGTCTTGTCCTGACCAGGATTGAAGTGCCAGCCAGGGACCGTCTTCATGTCCTTGTCGATGGAGACAGCAATACAGCCTTTCTCCCTGGTGAGGAGGATACCCATGACATCATCTGCTTCGATATTAGGCCAGATGGTCGGGGCATAGGTGTCCATCACCCAAGACTTAAGATCAGCAAAGCCGTTGGGCTTAGGCCCTCGGGCTGCCTTGTATGAGGGTGATATGGACTTCCTGAAGTTACTGTCAGAACTGATGATGAGGCATCGGTCCTTTGCTTTGGACCGCTTATGCCAGTCCTCCACAATACTTTCATACGCCTTGTAAGCCTCAGGTAGATTCGGGACAAGCTCCCCATCGAAATCAACAGATGTCACTCCTAGTGCTTGATAAAGAATGATGTCTCCATCGAGGAGCGCCATCAGTGGGTTTCGGCCCATGTCTTTCCCTTGTCATAGTTACCAGCCAGAGGGCAGCGGACGTTCAGATAGACACCAGCCTTTCGGATTGCGTCGGCAAACGCCCGACCGACCTCATCAGCCAGATCAGGCTTAACGCTCATCTGAACTTCGTCGTGGACGTTGGCGCAGTAGTTCACTAGATGGCCGTGGGTCTTATCAAAGATGACCAGGGCATACTTCATGACAATGGCGCCAGCAGACTGAAGCAGGGTGTTCAAGGCAGAATGTTCACTGGCAGAGGGGATGGGTCTTCCATCCAGGCCAGGGAGATGCCCATTCTTGTTGTGGAGGCGCTTCACAGTCTCCACGAGCTTGTCCAGACCTTTAACGCCCGTTAAGAGCTTAGCCCTGACAGCCCTACCCAACTTGGAGTCAGACTCTTTGGTAGTGATCCCGGCACCAGCCATGTCCTCTCTCACGATCTTACCCAACTTGGCGTCACCAGCCCCGTACAGGAGGGCGTAGATCAGCGTCTTGGCGTTGTCTCGGGAGTAGAAGTCAGCAGCCTTCTGGTTCCTGCTATGGGCGTCTGTCCCGTCTTCCTTGCGGCCCTGAAGGAGTGCTTTGGTGAACTCTCCATCATCGTGCTTGGCAAGGTAGTGAGCCAGCATCCGAAGCTCTAAGCTGTCAGCATCACAGCCGACTAGAACTTCGCCATCGTCTGACTCCCAGCAATCCCGCATCCGCTCATCCTTATCGACCTGAGCCATGTTGGGAGCGAAGTGAGACATTCGGTGGGTCCTAGCCCCACACTGGTTGATGCTGCCGTGGACGTAGCCTTCCTTGGTAACGAGCTTGAGCCAGCCGTTCTTACCGTCTGAAAGCTGCCCAAGCATCTTCTGAAGGCGGAAGTACTGGACGAGGAGCTTAGCTTCTCCACCAGGGCAGTCCTTCAGCGTGCTTTCGTCAATCTTGGGCTGACCAGTCTCAGTGGTTTCGTCAGGCTTCCACTTGTACTTGTCCCAAAGACGCTTAGCGATCTGCTGACGGCTGCCTGGGTTGAACTCCTCAACCTTGGGCCTAAGCATCTTCCCGGTCTTCTCGGACACCCTGATGTGAGTGATCGGAGGGAAGACAGACTGTAGCTGGCGTTCGATTGCTACAATCTCACCACGGAGGATACGCTCTAGCTTCTGAGCTTTGGCAACATTGAGCTTGAACCCATGCTGCCTCTGCTTAGACAGGACGTATCCAACGTAGTGTTCAGCCTCTACTGCCTGAGAATACTTCTCAGCGTAGTCACTGATCCTTGGCCAAAAGTGTTGCAGAATCTCCACATCCCGAAGACAATACGTGACCATCTCAGGAGTGAACTTGGAGAAGTCATTGAAATGGAGCTTATCGTATCCTACACGCTCACCAAGGAGGTCTAGAGAGTGGTTGGACTCAGGCCACTTCATACGGCAGAGAATCAGGCTATCTACAATCTGGTCCTGCCTAAGAGTGCCCGGGTAGAGTTTGTTGATCGCCCAGAAGTCGTAGTCCATGCCGTTGTGGAAGCAGACCTTAGGAGCAGCCTTGAGCCGCTCTAGTCCCTCTTTGATGCTTGGGTATCCCCTCTGATCGGCATAGGCGATCCTGCCGGTTTGGTCCCCGATTACGAGAACCCAGATACGAGATAGCCCAGGTAGGAAGTCATCGCCTTCGACATCTGCGAAGATCATTAACGGGCGATAAGGTTACTGCTTTCGGAGTGGGGTGACGTTGACACCAGGGGCGTAAGTCTCAAGGACAGCCAACTGGCCAGACAGGAACAGTTCGACCTGTCGGGCAACCAGAACCAGCTTCTCAGGGGGCGTGCTGGATTCAATGGCTGAGGTCATGGCGATCACGCGCCGCCGCTCCTCATGGGTAGTCTCGGGGTGAGAAATGTAGTGGCACACCACGTTGTCAGGCTCAGGAATCAGGAAGTCCTCCTGAGTATCGTCTTCAGGCTCGTCGCTCAAAGGGTGTCATCCTCATTGTTGAAAGAGTCACCCTGGGTAGCCCCAAGGCGTTCGGTGATGCGGTAGGTTTCAGCGTTGAACTCAAGAGAGCAGGCATAGCCCGTCTCTCCACTGAAGCGGTTCTTCAGGACGTAAAGCTCAGTCTGGTTACGCTTCTCAGCATCAGCCTGCTGGTTGCGCCGGGCAGCTAGTACCATGTCGGCAAGCTGAGCGATGCCGTGGCTGCCCCGAAGCTGGCTTAGCTGAGGTACAGCACCAGTCTCATGACTCTCATCGGAGTGGAGGCGACGGAGATGGCTGACGACTACAAGCCCTACTCCGGTCTGCTCGACCAGGGTACGGAGCTTGGTCATAGCCACGTCCACAGCCCTACGCTCATCAGTGATGTCCAGACCGGACAGGACGATACTCAGGTGGTCAAGGAAGATGAAGTCCACCTTGCAGGCCACAGCTAGGTACCGGATGCGGTTGATCAGATTCTCAATTTCGATGGAGCCGAAGCTGTCGAAGATAAAGAACCGCTTGGAACCAAAGACCTCCTCGAAAGCCCCTTCATGGTCCTTCGCATTGAAGTCTGTCTGAAGGTGTAGGGGCTTGCTCAGGTGCAGCCCTAGCATCCCCAAGGCAGTCCTACGGGCAGACTCCTCAAGGAACATCAGACCGACGCTACGCTTCTGGGTCAGGGCAAGGTCATACGCAATCTCACGGCAGAGGGCGGACTTACCAATGCCCGTCCCTGCGGTGAGAACCACAAGTTCTCCCTTGCGAAGACCGTGAGTGACCTTGTTCAGACCGTGCCAAGGGTAGGCAGCAGTCTCGATATGCTTGTTCTCAGAGAGCTTCTCCCAGATGTCGTCGTACTCAATGACACCATCAGGGCGGATCGTCCGGGCGTTCCAGACAGCTTGAAGGATCGCATCTCGGTCGTCAGCCTGGATAGCCTCATTGAAGTCCTTGTAGCGACTGAGAGAGGCGATCTTGGCCTTACCTGGGGTGAACAGGTCGTAGCACTCAGCAGCCGCTTCCTTGCCAGGATCATCGTTGTCGAAGGCCAGGATGATTTCATCGAAGCCTTCAAGCCACTCGATGTTGGCTTCCAGGGCCTTCTTGGCACCGTTGGCACCATTGGGGATGGAGACTACAGGCCACTTACCATCGACCGCCTCGGCATAGCTCAGGGCGTCAATCTCACCCTCAGTGATGACGATACGCTTGCCGCCATTCCAGAGGTTCTTACCGAAGAGGCTATCCGTCACCTTACCGATGACAGAGAACTTCTTACCACCAAGGCGAATCTTCTGACCTGTCAGCTTACCCTTGTCATCATAGAAGGGAGCGATGTGACAGGACTTACCGTTGAACTCTCCAACCTGATAGCCGAACTGCTTACAGATTTTCTCTGAGATACCTCGTTTGTCGAGGTCTGAGTACTCGCCTTGAATGAAGTTAGACACTGGCTTACCTTTAACGGGTGTTAAGGACTCACCCTCTGGGGGCGTGTAGGTGTTGCAATGAAAGCAATGGGCGTGTCCGTCGGAATACAGCGCGTTCGCATCCGATGATTTGCACTTCGGACATGGTAGATGCTTGATGAAGCTGGATGTATTCCTTGACTCTCTCAAGATGATGTCCCCGCTTTTCGATATATCCCGTTAATGTATTACACCCTGTACAGAGGAGCGATCTTACCTTTCCATTGTCATGATCATGGTCAATGACTAGACGATCACAGTGTTCTTGGCAGATCGCACAGCGACTACCTTGATTGAACACCATCAAGTCATAGTCGGCTTTGGTGATATTGTACTTTGAATACCGTGACATCTCTGGACTAATAGGGAGGCCCCGAAAGACCTCCCTTATCAGGCGTTAAAGATCAGGCAGCCAACTGATAGACCATGTAGGTCTTACCAGTGAGGTCCTTGAGACGACGCTTGACGAACTTGAAGCCCTGAGCCTTCAGGTCACAGATGCGACGAGAGAGGGACTCAATACGGTATAGGGTACGAGCCTCAAGAGGGCTGATCGTATTCTTGTAGCGGAAGTGAAGACGGAGAATCTCGGTCTGCGTAGGATTAGCCAAGGAGGTCATCCTTCTGAACGACAAAGCCACAGCCATTCAGGAAGTCGATGTAGGCTTCAGTGATTTCGCCATGCTGAAGGAAGGTGTTGTCGAAGGTCACGTCCTTGGTGACGTACTCATAGCGCCCGTCTTCATAGGTGATCTGGGCGCTGAACCGCACTCGGAACTGCGGAGGAATCAGATTAGCCATTCTTGCGGTACTTCCTTGTCAGCGAACTGGAAGCCGTGTTTACGACACCAGTCGGCATAGGTTGTTTTGCTGGTCTTGGAGATGGTCTTCTGAGAGTTCGTGAATATGAACCTCAGGTCTAGGTCGGGATGTTCTGCTTGAATGTGGAGATGCTTCATTCGGTCGGCTGAAGTGAACAACCCCTTCGATTCTAGGACAACTCCATTGGGAAGAACCCAATCCGGCGTGTAAGTCCTAGTTTTCTGAGGAGGCGTGTAGTAAATCTTTACAGCCTCATATTTGGCATCCACGCCCGCTTCTTCTAGCTGACGGGCAACGCTTACCTCTAGACCAGAGCGATAACCTAACGCTCTCGCCTTTCGGAAGCGGTCTTTCTTGTTTTCCAAAATCTCATCTACAGTCTTAGAGTGATGCTTCTCTCGCCACTTGCGGGTCCGCTCTAGTCCCTTCTCTCTGAAATCGGGGTCACTGTAATAACGCCGCCGATTCGCTTCCCGAACCGCCTTTCTAGACTGTTCGAGGTTCCGATCCCGGTATGCCTTTTTCCTACAGGGTATTGAGCAATACCGGGCATTAGGACGTAGGTGGTCTAGAGGCGATAAGCAGACCTTACAGGTCGTCTTCGTCCTCTGAACTCTCGGCACTTTCACCCTCGTTGGAGGAGGCTACGTAGCCGTCCTCAATCTCATCGAAGTCGTCCGAAGACCCACCACCAGTGGAGTTCTTCGCAACCAACTGAACACCGTTCAGGTAAACACTCAGGCCCGAACCCAAGGGGCTACTCCAAGCAGCCACCGAGATAGAGGCACGGACATCATCGCCGGAAGCTACGAAAATGGAGGCAGGCAGGGGATTCTTCTTGGAGTCCACCTGAAGCGGCTTCTTGGGCGACTTGAACGAGAACCGAACCTTGTCCTTGAACTCGTCCTTACGCTTGTCCTCGTCGTCGTCATCGTAACGCTTGATAGGGATACCGAAGTTCTTCTTCAGCTTCACTCCATCCTTCTCAGCAGCCTGCTTACCGGCTTCGATGATCTTCTTCTCAAGAGCATCAGCCTCGGGACCCTCATCGAGAATCAGGGTCAGCTTGTAGCTAGGCTTGTCGGGATTGAACTTAGCATCCGGCTTACTCAGCCAAGCGTAGGCAGCACGGCCCACCGGGGTCATCAGCTTGATGAATGTACGCTTCTTATTCTTGTCAGCCATTCTTGTAATCGTCCTTGATCTTTAACAGGTGATAAAGACGTAAAAACCCCCAAGGGATCGCTCCCTTGGAGGTTCTCTTTACCTATAGCGTCGAGTGGACCGGACAAGTTAGGCGAACAGGTACTCGGCCTTCAGTACCTCGGACACATCCCAATCCCCAAGCTGGGGGACTTCCGGCAGCTTCTCGCCAGAGAGTTCCTCAACGCTGGCCTTCCACTCCTCCAAGGCGTTACCCTTGTAGATCGTGTGAAGGTTCTTCCTGAGGATATCCCTGAGGACAGGGACATGCTCGGCGTGAACCCCGAAGGAGTCATGCACGAGGAACGTGTCATTGATGCCAGCATCAGCCAGATCACTGACCACCATCTGAAGGTGAGCAGCGTCGAGGCTATGGATGACATTGGGAGACGTAGCCAGCTTAGCCCTGCGGGAGTCATAGGTGGCGTTATCAGGCTCCACATGGAGGGTCAGTGTCCCCGTAGGAGTCTTCACACGCTTCTCAATCAGGTTCTTGTACCCCTGAGCGATCACACTCCCCGTAGGCGTACGCCAAGCCAGAGGCTTCTGCTTGAGAGCCAAGCTGTAGGCCACCGAGTTGATGTACGCCTGAGCAGCCCTAGCATTGGACATGGTATCGTCCAGGGCAGCCCTGATCAGGGTGGTCATGTAGGTAGCGGCGGTCCATCGGTATTCCTTAGGGAAGGTTGCAACGTGCTTGTCAGCGATCATAAACTGAGTGATGCCCCGATCCGTCACCCCGTAGGGCACGGTCATGACAGCCCTCTTGCAGACCCCACGAGCGAGCTTCTGCTGACTAATGGTTTCCCACCAGAGCAGCCCCAGCTTGTCACCCCTGGCCGCATCGTACTCCACACGAGATTGTACCCGCTTGGCGACGGTGAGGTAGAGGTCGTGGATGTTGGGATCGCTGGTACAGTTGGTGGCTAAGGCTCCCTTATGGTCCCTGGTAAGCATAGAGAAGTGCTGCATCCCAGAGCAGGAGCCGTCCAGGCTGACCGGAACGTAGCTCAGAGCCTTATCGGAGGAGTTGACCGCAACCCAATCCATAGCAGCAGCTAGGAACTGCCAAGGGTCCTCCATCTCTGTCCACTCAAGGTTCTTCAGAGGATCAGCTACGACCCTCTCAAGAAGGTCCTTGCTATCCTCTACAGCCTTGATGCGATCAGAGTACTGAGCCTTGTCCTTACCCAGAAGATTGCCCAGGTGGACAGCCAACCAATAACGCCCGTTAAAGGTCAGAGGCACCCCATGAGCAAACCTGAGTAGACCCCTGGACAAATCATTGCCCTGAGGCTTCAGGTCATTCGGGATGTCATAGAGCCTCAGGCGCCAGTCATAGCTCTTGGGGAAGTAGATGGCTTCCTTGTCAGCTACAGCCTCAGCAGCCCCCAGAGTCCTTGTGAACTCCGTGTACTTTCCGACCTCCTCAGTAGAGGGGTTGTCGGACAGCGTGGGAATCACTGGACAGGACTTGGAATCACTGAGCTTCCGAGCAACATCCAGTAGCCGCTGATTCAGTACCCACTGTGTATTTTGAGCATGATTTAGAGCTTTCTTGGACAGTGTTGAAAGTTGAAAGAGCGTTTTCACACTCTTTGAGACGTTTCTGATCAGGGGCCTCTTAAGGAAGTAGTAACCTCCGTCCGATGCTTCACCAATGGCGTTCTCCTTCCAAGGCTTAGGAGGAACCAGGGTAGGCAGTAGGGTAGGCGAGGAGATTGCTACTGTGTCAGCCGTGGCTTGATACAGGTCCCACCAAGCCTGTGTCTTGAGGATCACGCTATGAGTGTTGGCCAGCTTCTTCCCCGAAGGGCTATGCAGGACCAGCTTACGCTCAAGGTAGTCCGGGAAGGCGCCTAGGGCGAGTTCGATGCAGATACCCCCGATCTTTAAAGCAGCTTCGCTAGAGTAGTCCCCACGCCACTCCTTGTAGAGAGCGTGGAGTTCGTACTTGGCACTTCTGGACTTCTTAGAGCGATCCATAAGCCGCTTGAAGGAGGTAGAAGTCTCAACACTCTTGAGGACCCGATTGAAGCTGGCGGTGTCCACAATGAGATTACCAAGGACGACGCTCTGAGAGGTTACAGACATGACCCTGGGATGAGACGCCTCCTTACCCACGACGAAGGGGTAGGAGACAAGCCAGGACGTGATGGCAGCAGTCACCTGATCCGGGCTGCACATCATGAGAGGGAGCAGGGTTTCGCTAGGAACACCCTTGTTGGAACCCTGAAGGGTCCCCTCGTAGTAACCTTTAACGGACGTTAAGAGTCGCTTGTGGAGTTTCTTGCGGAGAATAGTTGCAGATTGCGAGTGCTGAGCATTGGCCTGCTCAGATTCCATGGTTCGTTCATAGCCACTCGTGGCCATGTCCTGCTCCCACCGAGCCTGAACATAAAGGGCGTCTGCTTCCATTACGTGAACCGGCAGAATCATTCGGGCTTTCGTCCTTTCATCACGTACGGTCGTATTCGGAGATTCAGTCTCGAAACTCAAGAGGAAGGCATGATTCTGTCGCATTTTAACACCGGATTCACGCTCCTGTGATCAGCCGGTGGGACGCTCCTATGCAGTAGCTACTAGTGCAGCAGCTTCGTAATTAGGATCACGTTGTTCTTGACTGAGATGGGTAGGCGGGCTAAGTGATTGAAAAGATTGAGTAAAAGAGAGACAAATCCAGTGGCTACTGAATATGCCTCTCTCTACTCGATTAGTGTGCCGGGTTAGCACAGCGGTAGTGCAACCGATTCGTAATCGGTAGGTCGGGAGTTCGATTCTCCCACCCGGCACCATCCTTTTTGCTGAGGTCGGGAATATGGTCAGGCATTGGGCGCTCCCCGCTTGGCCTGCTCCACCCGAACGAAAGCCCACGCGGCGGCTACCGTGACGCCAAAGAGTGCAACGCAGCCAATCAGGGTGCGGATGATATCCGCCCATTGCGAGCCGGTAAGGGTGCAGGCGTCAAGCATCGGCGGCCTCCTGCGCGGCGGCGGCGATCATGGCGTTCCACACGTCGATGTCATTCATCACAGACGCCTCGCGTTTGTAGGGGTAGCATTGAATTACGATGGTGTCGTGGAACGTCTGAAGCATCGCCTCAGTCGGCTCTCTCGGCACCACCACCAGACCGGCAGCGGAGAGGGCAGCAAGATCAGCCTCAGCCCCTTTCCGCCACTCGCAGCTAAACTCCGTGCATCCAGCCATATCGCAAGGCGTGCGCCAGTGGCGTTCGCAACGTGCGCCTCCCTTCTTCCTAGGAGCCTTCCTAAGACTCTCCGCAAACTGCTTCATCTGATCCAAGGCCCACTTGCTGAAGACCTCCTTAGGTGCAGCAGGGGTGGGCTTGGGTTGGGCTTTGGTCACAGCCTGAGTCTTACGCATGAGTAGCTCCTAGTTCAGTGGTTACTGGACAGTTCGGACAAAATCTCACCCTCGGGGCTGATCCAGCCCGCCCCTATGAGTTCTCTGGCTCCCCGTTGGTAGAAGCCTTGGAGCTTCCAGACGACACCTGAACGGATCAGGTGTGCCCAGGCTTCCAAGGTCTTCTCAGGTCCTTCATCCCCCTGCTCAATGGCAAGGATAGCATCTAGGTCGGTCATATCCTGTTGCTCCTTGTAGCGTTACCACTGGACAGACCAGACAAAATCTCCGCAGCCTCCTTGGCCTTGGTACGGGCCTCAAGGTGAGAGTATCGCCGGGTCATTTGGGTTGACGTGTGGCCTAGCAGGGTAGCCACCGTGTAGATGCTCACTTCGTTCAGCACCAACCGAGAAGCAAAGGTATGCCTCAGGGTATGGATCGTCACCTTCCCATGCCTACGTAGGGAGACAGGATCGGTGTTGCAGAGGTAGTCCAGGGTCTTGCGTAGGAACTTGATAGCCCTGTTGGTCCTCTGGAACAGAGGGTCTTCAGGCCCCTGCCCTTCATCCAACCTACGCATGACGACCTCACGAACCCTAGGGGTCATCGCAGGCATCCCTGGTTCTTCGGTCTTGTCCCTCCATACGAGGATGGTACCATCGTCTAGATCAATGTCCTTCCTACGGACTCCCAAGGCTTCACTGATGCGTACACCAGTGTCCACTAGGAAGATGTAGAGGTCATGGGCTAGTTCAATGGTTCGACCCTTACGACTGCTAAGGTAGGCTAGGACCCTCTCCTCCTCAGAGACAGACAAGAACCTAGTCTTCTCCTTGGCCTTGAGCAGCTTGAACTTCACAGGCTCCTCAGGGAACTTAGACCTCATGGTGTTCAGGGCATAGTTATAGACCCTACGTAGGTTCCTAAGCTCAGCATTGACTGATGCAGGCTTCAGACCCTCAGCAGTCCTATGCTCTCCTAGCTCTACGACCATACCACTATGGAGTTCATGGACCATCATCTCCTGAGGCCATGAGTGAACCTTACCCTTCCATTCCCCTATACCAAATAGTTTCATCATCCCACGTTGGATGTTGTAGTGATCAGATGACTCTAGCTTGGTCCTAGCGAACCTCTCATAAGCCTCCCTGAGCCGTACGTCCTTCCTCATTAGGTCCTCCTTGGGTTAACCTTCATCTTTACCTTTAACGGATGATAAGAGTGCATAGGCTCTACTAGGCTTCAGGCTACCAAACAGTTGCTTATAGATATCTGGTTGAGTGACTTCTAGACACTCCAATGAAAAGTCCAAAGGGTCCATCATAAGGACTGTAGCTGCCTGTCTCCATAATGACGGAGGTAGTGTCGCAGTCCCTTTCTCCACCTGACTAATGAAGGTGTAGTAGGGGAGTCCTAGATGGGCTGCTAGTTCCCTTTGGGTCATACCTAGGGTCTTCCTCTGGTGGGCTATCCTCTGCCCTATCCTGAGGTTTCTTTCGACTGTCTCTGGTGACAAGGCCATAACCTATCTCTCCATAGGAGAGGGTATAGTAGCCACTGGACGATACGAATAGAAGACCTATGGTAGTATCTTATATAATCTTTTTTCGGACCCTATCTATAGGGTAGAGAGAACCGGACGAGTTAGTTGACCTATATTCATTCGGAACATTATCAAGGGGTTATCTAGGGCCAACTAATTCGTCCGGTTCTCTCTACCCTATTGAATAAGGTGGAAGACGACTTCACAGGACCTCATAGAAAAAATAGGGGATCATCCTTTCGGACAATCCCCTGAGTTACCCTTAACGGGCGTTAAAGCATGATGATCAGGACCATCAAGGCGATCCAGACCATCAGGAACACGTAGAAGTCCTCCTTGGCCATCATTCGGTATCCCCGGTCACAGGACGGTGAATGCGAATGAGTTCGTCAAGGTGATCCTCAAGGCGCGTGGCCAGGGTGTTTCCCACCCACTCCACAGCGAACCACACGAGGGCACCTACGCTCAGGTCCCCAGGGGGGCAGTAGTCCTCCCCGGTGGCGTCCTTGAACTCATACAGGGCCTCGTCAATGTCCTGGCCCCATTGCTCCACCTTGGCCCAAATATCGGCGTTGTAGATCAGCCCGCTAGGCGCATGACAGGCCGAGCAGTCGATGGTCTGGACGAACTTCAGCACGTCCTCAAAGGTGGCCTCATCGTCGTACTGGAAGGCTTCCTTGACCCAATCAGCGATTTCCCTACCGATGATGCGGTAATCCGAGTTGTTGGCCGCGGTGTAGAGGTAGGTGATGGCAACCTGAGACTCGCGAGACATTGTTCAGTCCTCTCTTGTTCAGTGGTTACTGTATGGATTGGCCGTGGTTGACTCAGCGCAGCCCACGGGCAGCACGAGAACGGCGCTCATAGGCAGTACGGTAGCAGCCGGGCATCTGATCCACAGTGAGGATAGGCTCACCACGCTTGCGGCGTAGCTTGTTGACCTCCTTGAGATGACGGTCCAGGCGGCGCACAGCATTACGCTCACGCCGAGCCTCATTGGCATACTGCTTGTATCGTCCTTCGTTGGCCTTGCCCTGCCGAGCGTTCGCCTTGGACATACCAGAAGCCATGCGATGATCCTCCTTTGATCTTTAACGGGTGATAAGGGTTGTGTTCAGTGGTTACTGTACAGTCAGATCAAACGAGTTCTCGAATCTTTGCGAGTGCTTCGATGTTACTGAGAATAGCGGTTGTCTCAGCCTTCAGGCGTTCGTCAGATCGGTCAGCGTTATGCCGATGGTACTGATCCACAGTGAAGTTCCTGCATCCAGCACGAATCATCAGTGAGCCTTCTCTAACCCACCCAACAAACTTATAACCATCACTACGCGAGCCCCCGTCCACCACTCCAACTGCCCCGGACAGGTTAGCTACGTACAGGTTAGCCCCGGACAGGTTAGCCTTGGACAGGTTAGCCCCGGACAGGTTAGCCCCGTATAGGCTAGCCTTGGACAGGTCAGCCTTGTACAGGTCAGCCTTGTACAGGTTAGCCCCAGACAGGTTAGCCTCGGACAGGTTAGCCTCGGACAGGTCAGCCCCGGATAGGTTAGCCTTGTACAGGTTAGCCCCAGACAGGTTAGCTATGTACAGGTCAGCCCCTGGCAGGTGAGCCTCGGACAGGTTAGCCTCGGACAGGTCAGCCCCGGATAGGTTAGCCTTGTACAGGTTAGCCCCGGACAGGTTAGCATTAGCTCCTCCCGAACCGTTGAGAAACTTGGAATGATCCTCAAGAACTCGGATCAACTGCGAAGCGTCCATTAAAACCTCCTTGTTGCGTAGCTACTGGATACTTAGGTCACACGAAAGCCACGCTGGCCTCAGTGGTGGACACCATCACGGCATCCTGGCTGAACCAACGCTTCCACTCACGGGCAACCGCAAGCACGTCATCACGGCTGCCCTCATCAGGACCGTGCATGAGTTCGATGACCAGGGACTTCTCGCGCACGGGAAGCCCACTGGCCTGATCCTTCCAACCGCCCTCGCCATGCAGCAGGGTGAAACCATCAGGGAACATCACGGCCAGCACCTTCTCAACGAAGGCAGCCACAGAGGCATCACGCACGATTGCCGACTGGTCATTGTGGACGTGCTGCTTGGGGATGTTCCGTCCGCAGTAGATGCGGGAAACATGGGTGAGCCAGGGCACAACGCGCACGTCAGGCTCATGGCTGGTGTCGATGGAGTCAACCGGGTTGAGCACGTTGGGGTTGATGGTGATGGACATGGGTATGCCTCCTTTAACGGGTTGCAAAGGTCCCGCGCACGTAGGCTTTGTGGATTACCCTCGCATCGCGCACGTAGACCTTGTGGGAATGGCCCTACCTATGGGGTAGAGCGGACAGGACTGATCAGTGACCTAGGTAGAAGAAAAGGCTGCCCCTCAGGACAGCCTAATGGAAAAAAGAGGCACCCTTTCGGATGCCTCCTTTAGTCACTTCACCTTGGGCAGCACGGACAGCAGCAGCTTCCGGGTTGTGGGCTTCTCAGCCAGCAGGCTGCACAGACCCATGGTCCACTTCCTCAGGCCCTCCTCATCCAGCCCATCGAGGTAGCCCTTGGCGATGGCGATGGCCGGGGCGATGTTCTCGCTCCCATCATCGGCGGCGCCATTACCGCCCTCAGCCGAACCCTCGCCTTCCTCGCCCTCTTCCTTGGGGGCCTGGTTGCTGGCCTTCAGCTTGTTAAACTGCTCACGCAGCGTGGTCGGATGATCGCCCTTGAAGATGCCAGCCTTCAGGTTCTCCTCAACCATCTCACGCTCAACGTAGAGCCACTTGGCGTTGCTGCGGATAGGCGAAGGGATGCAGGAAAATTCGGGCATGGTGGCAACCACGGCGCCGATGGCACGCGGATTGCCATTCGTCATCTCGCCAATGGCGACCATGGCAGCGCCGACCTTGAGCCAAGCCTCAAGAGTCTTACGGTTGCCCTTGTTCAGGGTAGCGGCAGCAGCCTCGCCAGCCTTCAGGGCGGGATTGTTCGCAGCCTCAGCCAGCATTGCCGCCAGCTTCTCTTCAGCGGTTGCCTTGGGCGGCTCAGCGGTGCCCATGCGTGGGGCTATGTCGGCAGCGGTGTCAGTCTTCACGGTCTTAGCCATTGGTTTGATCCTTCAGTTTGTTTAGTTGCTAACGGCGGATGATGCGGCGTCCGATGTATGCACCGGACGAATCGAACAAGAGAACCAGCATGGTTCGCCCCTTCACAAGAAAAGCCACCCCGAAAAGTGGCATTTTTCACACATACCTTTAACAGACGATAAGGTTCGCCCATTGCTGCCCGTGCAGCCTGAGTAACCTTATCGCCTGTTAAAGGTTGGATCGTCCGATACTCTGTAGTTAGTCGGCCCTTTCCATATACCGCTTATGGCCCCCGGAGGGTCAATTAGGCGACTTCAAAAAATGGCGGCGACTTTTTATTATTATTATTATACCTCCCCTATGGAGTCCCTGGCCTGACCTAAAGGGAGGGCGTCAAGGAAACGCCACGGCAGACCTAAGCAGCCCCCTTCCGACCTAAGCTGACCTAAGCACCCCCCTTGCCTACCTCAGCCTCCTCAAGTATTATCCCCAGCCCCTCCAAGCATTCCTAAGGACTCCCAATGGACCTCCTCAGCATCCTCGAAACCCTCACCAAGGAAGTCCACAAGTACGAGGACGGTACTGACGAGGTAAACGAGGACACCCCTTCTCGTGGTTCTATGGTCGCAGATGAAGTCTCCTTCCATCTTCAGGAGGGGCTGTTCAATGACGACCTTCCGGCTCGCCTAAAGCTCATCAAGAGCATCACAGGGTATGACGTGGATGCTTTCATCCGTCGCTACCCTGACACCTTTTCATCCGCAATCTTCAGCCCAGAGTGACCTACGAGGCGTTATACACGCCTTAAGTACTCTCTGGGACTTACCTAGAGAGTACCCGTAGATGGGCCTTGAGACTGCCACTCATATTTCAGACCTGAATACCTCCAACCCTACTTCCAGTGACTTCCTGAGTCAGACCGATGATCATATCCGTCTGATCAAGTCCACTCTGAAGACTACCTTCCCTGATGCTACCAAGCCGATCTACTTTGCTAAGATCATGCCTATTGGCAGCATCATCATGTGGTCCCCTACTGCTGGTGCTATCCCTGATGGCTTTGCTGCCTGTAGTGGTCAGACTCTCACTAGGACTGACGGTGCAGGGACCATTGTAGCTCCTGACCTCCGTGATAGGTTCATTGTAGCTTCTGGGGCTACTTATGCTCAGGGTTCTACTGGTGGTTCTACGAGCTATACAACTAGCTCCAACGGTACCCACAACCATACGGCCAATACTGGTGGGACTGCTCTCAGCACCAACCAGATTCCCTCTCATACCCATACTGTGACTGACCCAGGCCATGCTCATACCTATGCCAACGGTGGTACCGTAGGCTCTGGCTTTGCCAGCTTGTCTAATGGCTTTGGCTCAAACGTCTCTACGTCTACTGCCACTACGGGTATTACCATTCAGAGTACTGGTGGGGGTCAGACCCACTCTCACACTATCTCTGATGATGGTGCCCATACCCATACGCTGACCAATGTTCAGCCCCCGTATTACGCCCTCATGTTCATCATGAAGTACTAATTTTAACAGGCATTAAAGATGGCATCTCCCGTTCCTGTCAGGGACCTAGGGAAGTTTGGGATCATCAAGGACCTTGCCCCGTTCGACCTTCCTGTAGGTGCTTGGTCGGACGGGAGGAATGTTCTTTTCCAGGGTAATCGAGTAACCTCTGGTCCCGTCCTTAGGAACATCAGTAATATTGCCTCAGTGGATAGCCTTGCAGAACCCCCGGTTCTCCTGGCTACTGCTGAGTCTGTATCTGGGTTTGACCCTATCATCATCGGCACCAGAGACTTTAGATTCAGGTCCCTGGTCAATGACACTCTGACCAATATCAATCCTGCTGCTGCTGCGTCTATCTCTGACGAGCCTTATACGACTACCCTGCTTGGGGGCATCCTTTACGTCAACCGTCCTGATTTTGTCCCCTACTACTATGATGACTTGACCCCTCAGATGAAGCCTGTCCCTGCTTGGGATGCTTCTTGGAGGGCCAGGGCCTTCAGGTCCTTCAAGGACTTTGGTATTGCCTTGTCTGTCACCAAGGGGGCGTCTGACTATCCCACGATGGTCAAGTGGTCCAATGCTACCTCCTCGGGGTCCACTCCCCCTGATTGGGATACCACCCTCCTGTCCTCCCTTGCTGGTGAGAATGTCATCACTGAGGCTACTGGACAGCTAGTGGATGGTGGTCCTTTGAAGAACGAGTTCGTCATCTACTCCAATCGGGAAGCCTTCCTGATGGAGTACATTGGCGCTCCTCTGGTCTTCTCCTTCAGGAAGCTCTTTGCTGATGATGGGGTGATGTCTGCCAACTGCTTTGTAGAAGTCCAGGGTAGGCACTTTGTATTTGGCCAGAGAGACATCTACGTAAATGATGGTATCTCCAAGCGGTCCATAGCTGACAATCGGGTACGCAGATTCATCTTTGACAGGATCAATCAGTCCAAGTCTAAGTTCTGCTTCACATTCCACTCCCCTACCCTTACCTCGGTCTTCTTCTGCTACCCCACGACCATCTCTGAGGTTCTGTTCCCAGGTACCACCTACTGCAATGAGGCTGCTGTCTATAACTATGCCTCGGACACTTGGACCTTCCTAGACGTTCCAAACATCTCCTCGATGACGATGGCCAACGTGGATTCCAAGCTGTCCTACGCCACGGCATCCATCAGCTACGAAGGCATCGGCGGCACCTACGCGGAACAGGAGGACACCTTCACCCGGCATGTCCTCTTAAGCTCAGTCAAGTCTGGTACTGTCGTATCTGAGAGTAGGGTCCTGGGTCTTGATGATCCCAACCTACCGAAAATCTCAAAGCCGTCAGTCACAGGGCTTTCAGGCAATGGCTACGTGACCCGATCCGGCATCACTTTGGAGTCTCTGGGTATGGCCCTGGATGCTCGTAAGTTCATCGCCTCGCTATACCCCCTGGTTCAGGCTAATTCGTCCTCAGGCTTCTCTGTAGCCTTCGGTAGAAGTGAGAACCCAGATAGCGTTGTCTCCTTTGAGACTCCTATCCCGTTTGATCCTAAGACTCAGTACAAGGTCGATACCCGGACCAACGGAAGATTCCTCTCTACTGGCTTCAACTTTCCTGCTGGCGGTGGGTATTACCTGTCTGGCTATGACGTGGATATTCGGAGGCTGAGCATCAAATGAGCAAGCCTACCGGATACACCGTAAGCTCTCCTCCAAGTAGCCCTGAGTCTGCTCAGATGTGGGTTTATCAGGAGCTACGCAAGCTCTCTACCCTGGTCAACGAGCTAGTGGAGAGGTCTTCGGCTTCCTATCAGGCTGCTCCTGAGAACCCCAGGGAGGGCCTGGTTGTCTATGCCAAAGCTCCCTGGAACCCTGGGGGCGGTGATGGATTCTACGGATGGGATGGGACAAGCTGGATCAAGCTCAACTAAGGGCTACTTTAACGGGCGTTAAGGATGGCCAGGGCAAGACCCCGGTAATCGAGCGGCCTGACTGGACGATTTCTCTAGAACTATACGCTGGCCGATACTTTGGTCACGTCATTATACACAAACCTTGGACTCCCCAAAGGGCGCGGCATCTTGAACACGACTTTCAATCTGTCATAGACGCCCTTGGGGAGCCTGTGTTCATTCTTCACACCCCAGGTGACACCAAGCATCTGAAGTTTATCAAAAAATATCGCTTCCAGTACGTCTCCACCCACCCCAGATTAGATGGACAGGGGTACTTAGATGTATTCGTGAGGCTTTAAGGAGTCTCATTTAATGGGCATCGAAGCCGCAATTCTAGGCGCCTCTGCTATTAGCGCCATTGGTGGTGCTATGTCGTCTAGCGACGGGCAGAGCCAGTCCAGTTCTAATTCCCCGTGGTCCTATCAGGCTCCCTATCTTCATGAAGGCTTCAAACGGGCTGATTCAGCTTGGTATGACGCCAACAATCTAGGAAGATATAAGGGTGATTTCGTCGCCGGGGGGAACGATAACCTCACTGGTGGTTGGAATCGGATGGGCAACTGGTCCAACACCGCTGAAGCTGCTGGGGCGGGCCTGACCAACTCTGGCTGGTCTGGGGTAGCCAACTTCGGCAACGTCACTGGTAACGCCAACGCCATCTATGATCGGGCGATGAGCGACCCCACTGGCCGTACCATTGCTGCCGCAGGAGCTTACGCCAACAATCCCTACGCCGATGGTGTGATTGACGCATCGCTGAGGGACGTGAACCGTAATCTTCAGACGGGCATAGCCCAGAACAACGCCTCTGCCGTGGGTTCTGGCAACATGAATAGCACCCGCGCTGGTGTGACTGAGGCCCTGCTGACGAATGCCGCCCAGGACCGTGCTGCGGACATCGCCTCTGGCGTCCGTGGGAACCTGTTCAACACCGGCCTGGGTCTTGCCAATCAGCAGAACACCACAGGCATGAGCGCGGCCCTGGCAGCCAATAACCAGAGCCTTGGTGCTACTAAGGTTGGCGCTGATCTTATCACTGGCGGTCTTGCGGCTCAGAATGCAGGCATCCAGGGCCAGCTTGACGTAGGCAATCAGCAGAGGGCGCTTGCTCAGGCAGAACTGGACAACGCTATTCAGGGTAACGAGTACGCCCGTACGGCTGATATGGATTTGGCTGCCCGATACATGAAGATCGTTGGCGGTCAGCAGTTTGGGAACAACGTAGAATCCACCACCTTCCAGAACCGCAATCCTATCGCTGCTGGTGTGCAGGGAGGTCTTGGTGCTGGTGCCCAGATGTTCGGCCTTGCTCGTATGGCTGGTTACGACCCGTTCGGTGGATGGGGTTCTGCTCCTCTTAAGTCTGCCAACCTTGATCCGTTCACTATTGGTGGGCTCTGGTAAGAGGTGGTCATGAACTATTTTATCAATCCCCTTACGGGGCGCTATGAACCTATACCGGAGGCTGAAGATGGTCCCGCCGCAGGCTCCCTCTCAATCCCGTTTAATCCACTATATAACCCTGCTCCTGTCGCTCCTCAGCCAGCCGTACCATCCAATCCGGCTCCTGTTCCGCAGGGTGTTTCCAACCCTATCTTCACGCCTATCCCCCCGCCTCCCGGCGTTCCAGAGGGTCTTGGAGTCGCTCCTCAGGATCGCTCCCCGGCTTCTCCCCCACCTACCGAGCCTACGGAAACTCCTCTCCCGAGTGTCGTTCCGCCGGTTCCTCCCCAGGCGTCTCCGCAGCCTGTTCAAGCGCAAGAAGTAAGCTCTCGTCCAGTCCCTCCTGGGTCTTCCCCGGTACAGCAAGCCTTTGCTACTCCTACCGATCCGTTCAGCGATGCCCGTTCGGTGGTGTCTAGGTTTGAAACTGGTGCAGTCAGAGGCGACCCATACTTCACGCCCAATGGTGCTGGCTCTGGCGCCTTTGGCCGCTATCAGATCACCCCCGGTCACTATGCCACTCTGAGGACGATGTTCCCGCAGGAAGGGCTTCCCGATTGGGAGGAGTTCAAACGGAACCCTCAGGTGCAGGATAAGGCCATGGACCTGTCCACCCGGTACTACCAGGGTGAGGCTCAGCGTCGTGGCGTTCCGTGGAGCAATGAGACGCTCCTTGGGATGCACTTCCTTGGTGTCGATGGGTTCTCCAAGATGGCCCAGGCAGCAGCTACGAACCCCAATGCACCCGTCTCCACGGTAGTCTCTCAGCAGGCCATCGCTCAGAACGGGAACATCTTCAAGGATGAGCAAGGCAACGTCCGTACGGTCGCTGATGCTGTCCAGCAGATGCGATCTAGGTTTGGCGTTGGTCAGGCCGGAGCTTTAACGGGCGTTAAAGAGGGAACTCCTAATCAGACCCCTGATTCCCAGAGGCCCGCCGAAACCGGGGAGCCTGTGAATCCCTACAGGGAACGTCTTCAGTCTCTTCTCTCTCAGATTGAGGATGAGCGAGGCCGTGGTCTGGACCTGGGGGAAATCATGTTCCGCATGGGGACTGGCATCCTGTCCGGTAAGAACATCCCTGAAGGTCTGGCTGCTGGCGGTAAGCTGACGGCTGAGTATCTCAATCAGCGTCGTACTGAGGCCGGTGCCCGTGATCGCTCCTTGATGTCTGGCTATGGTGCCCTCTCCCGTGAGAAGGATGCTCTGGATCAGACCAAGTACGGTCGAGGCATCAACGTCCGCTGGTGGGAAGGCGAAGGCTCCAATCGTCGTGAGCGTGTCGGTATTGGCCGCATGGTCAATGGCGAACCCCTCATGCAGAACGCTGATGGTCGCTGGGTTCCTGCCATTCAAGTCACTGGTACGCGCGACATGCGCTTTGCTGGCTTGGGTGAGAACGAGAGTGCCGAGCGCGGTGCTGGTGACATCACCAACGCCGTTGCAGTCACCAACATTGGCGGCGTGGATGTCCCTGTCTTTGAGTTCAAGCGGGAGTCTGACGGCAAGAACTACGGCTTCGGTCTGAATGGCGTCATGGCTCAGCGTAGGCTGATGGCTCTGGAAGGTAAGCCCGGCTTTGATCCTACTAAGCTGACGACCGCAGTCAGCGAATGGATTGCCAGCAAGGGGCCTATTAGTCCTACCCAGATCGCCAACCTCGCTATCCCTGACGATCAGAAGGAATACGCCGTCTCTGCCCTGGCTTACATCAACGCCGTGGCTCGCCGTGAATCTGGCGCCCAGATCAACGCGGACGAGTGGCAGCGTTATGCAAGCATGTTCATGCCTCGCTTCGGTGAGTCGCCTGACATGGTGCAGCGTCGTAGCTCCATCCGCGCTCAGTCCCTTCTCCCGATCATCGCTGGTGCTGGTCCTGGTGCTGCCTATCTTGGCGACCTTGCAGGGGGCCGTAGGAGCCTCCCTGAGCGGTTTACGCCTGTGGGTGACGCCTACATCGGTCAGACTTCTCAGCCGTCTCCTGGGGCTTCTACAGGCTCTACAGGCGGTGGTACTGAAGGCTCTCAGCAGGCTCCTATCAAGGTCCAAGGCCGCATTGACCCGTCCTCCATGGACGACAATAAGTATTACGCCAGTCCCAATGGCACCGTGAAATCAGGTAAGGAGTGGAAGCAACTCGCTGCCTCTCGCTCTCAATAATGGAGTAATTAATGGCTGAGATTGACCTCGACAGCCTCGTTGACCTTGATAGCCTCGCTGGTCAACCTCAGCAGCCTCAAGGTGGTCTTCTGGATCGGGGGGCTAATGCCCTCCGGTCTGGTGCCCGAAACATCCTTGAACAGAGTGCAGTAACCTCTGAGCAGCTTGGTATGCCCGGTGTGGCCGGGGCACTACGCAGCGCCCAGCCTTCGGTCCCCCAGGGCTACCAGTCCCCCGGCGAACGATTTATCAACAAGGATGGTGAAGGCTTCGGCTGGTCCTCCTTTGCTGAGGCGGTTGTAGAACAGTTCCCGCAGCTTGGTCAGAGTCTAGCCGCCCGTGGCTCTGGCGCGGCTCTTGGTGCCGGTATTGGTAGCGTGGTCCCCGGTGTAGGCACCGCTGCTGGTGCCGCCGCTGGTGCCTTTGCTGGCCCCGCCCTCACCCAGGCTTACCAGCTTGTTGGCCCGATTGCCGTAGAGCGAGCTAAGAACAGTGGTAGGGATACCCCTGACAAGACCGATTGGGCTTGGGCCATCGCTACGGCTGGCGCCTCAGGCGCCCTTGAGTCTATCGGCCTCGGTAAGCTCCTTAGCCCTGGCGGCGTCTTCGGGCGTGTGGGTAAAGAGTTTGCCACTGAGGCCGGTCAGAGCGTGGTGGAGCAGACTGGTGAAACTGCTGCCACTGATAAGGGCCTGGACATCAGCCCTAAGCAGGCCATCGGTGAGGGTCTGATCGGCGCCGGTACTGGTACCTCTGTAGCTGTCCCCAGCCGCCTCGTAGAGCGTTTCCAGAACCGCCCTGAGCCTGCGCCTAAGGAAGTCTCTGATGACGATGACATCCGCCTTGCGGGGCGTATCAGGAACCAGACTGATCCTGAGGGTAACGAGCTTGACCTGAACCTCCGTGGACGCGGTGACAAGTATGGCGGCGCTATGCAGGCCATTCAGGACACTCAGGCTGAGCTTCTGGCTGAAGGGCGCCTCGCTCAGGCAGCCTTGGCCAAGCTGGCGCGGACCATGGACGATCCTCAGGATGCTGAGAAGACCCTGGCTGTCTTTACCCGAAAGGGTCTGAACCGCCAGGACACCAACCCGTCCGCTGAAGATTTCAACCGCTTCCAACAGCTTTTTGGCGATACCGCTGAGGGTCAGGAGCTTGCCTCCATCATCCGTCAGCGTTCCAAGCTGAACCGATTCCTTCAGCCTAATGCTACCTATGGACCCCTTAGCCGGGTCACTCGATTCCTTGATCCTACTGAACGTAATGCCTCGGCCTTCCAGAGGGCCATCGGCGGCATTGGTAACGTAGCTGCCCTTGGTGGTGGCATCCTTGTGAACAAGGCTGCTGGTGCCATTGAGCGTGGCCTTGGCCTGTACAGCCCGGTCGATAACTTCGTCCGGTCGGCTGAGGATCAGACTCCCGCCCCGTTCACTGGTGATCGTGCCCTGGATCGCGTTGCTGATGCTAAGCAGTCCAAGGCTGATGAACAGTACTGGAATAACGCTGCTGAGCTTTACGCCACTCAGACTGGTGAGGCGATCACTGGCGAGCAGCTTAAGGCCAAGGCTAAGGCTACCTCTATCCTGGCTCGTATGAAGGCCGACGAGGAGCGTCTGAAGAACGCCGAGATGGGTGACGAGAACCGGGCTGCGAAGTCTGCTCGTAACGCCCAGGCGGCTGAATCCCTGGCAGCTACTCAGGAACGCCGTCAGGCTGCTCAGGAGCGTATGGCTGCTGCCCGAGCCAACCAGATCACTCGGGGTCAGCTTGATACGATGCGTGTCGAGCTTGCTCGCCTGAACAATGAGATTGCCGCTGGCCGTCTCACGATTACCCAGGCATCTGCCAAGTACGCTGATGTCCTGACTCTCAACAAGATCAACCAGAGCAACATCCGTGGTCGTCTCATGGAGATTGCTCAGGCTCTTGCCGAGCGAAAGCTGAGCAAGGCCCAGGCTGATGATGTCATGCAGGCTGCTCTGGCTGAGGAAGCTGCGAAGTCCAATGAGGAGGTCGAGGCTGCCAAGGCTGAAGTGAACCAAGGGGCCACGACCCGAGAAGAAATCTACAAGGTCGGTCAAGTCTGGAAAGGCAACAGCGGCAACTCCTATAAAGTCATTGAAGTCCTTAACAACGGTAAAATGGCTATCGTCGATGACGAACAAGGCGACCCCTTTGCCGTGAGTATCGACGCTGAGCGTAAGAATGGCTGGACTCTCGACGGAGAGCCTGCATACAGGACTGTAAAGGCTGAGACTCAGACCCTTAACGCCCGTGAAGGGTCCGTCCCTGGCGGCGAGCGTTGGGGTGTGTCTCCTGAGCTACTGGCTTCTGAAGTGGCGTGGCTCAATGGTGACAACGACGCGCTCCCTGACCCAGGGGCCTACACCAACCGTGGCTCCTACCGCTATGCCAAGGGCACGTCTGCCCAGCAAGTTCGTCAGGAGCTTCGCAACCGTCTCCTGAAGTCCGGTTGGAGCATTGCCCAGGCCAATAGCGTCATCATTCCTCTGGAACGGATGGACTCCCGCGATAAGCTGAAGTCTGACCGTGAGGCGATGTTCGATGCCTACATGGAAACCCTGAGTGACCTAGGCATGGCCGATGACCCTGCTATGGCGGGGTTCTACGATACTGCGCAGCGCATTGCCGGTAATCTGGTGGAAGCTGGTGACGATAAGCCCTCTGCAAAAGAGGCTGCCTCCGCTCCTCAGAAGACCTCTAGCGATCCTGACCTGGCTGCCGCGATCAAGGCTATGACTGCCCTGGCTTCGGCCTTGGCTAAGACTGTCCCGACCGTGAGCGTCGTTGCTACGGCTGAAGCTGCCCCCAAGGCTGCCCCGGCCCCGACCGTTGAAGCTGCTACCAATGAAGATACCAAGGACCCTGTAGAGGAAGGTAAGGACCTTACCACTTCTCCCACCACTCCGCCCCCTGCCCCGCCAAAGCCTACTAGCCTTGATAAGAAGGTGAAGGAGGTCCTGAGTGGGACCGTGAAACGTGCCCGTGGGATCGTCGCTAAGGTTGCCAAGGAGAAGGTCCAGCTTGCCAGAGCCAAGGAGCTTGCTCCCAGGTATGGCGAGGTTGAATCTGCGATTGCTTCCTTTGAGAACCAGGGAGGCATCACGAACAGGGTGAAGGCCCTGATCCTGTCCTCTGGTACCGAGTTCCACACCTTCCTGAGCCTTAGCAACGCCTATGCAGGCCGCTATGGGCTGGAACAGGCTGAGGCTGCCCCTGTGGTGGCTCAGGCTATTCTGGACCTTCAGAAGGAGGGGACGGTCTTCACCCCTAAGGTGAAGCCTTTCGAGAAGGATGGTCGTCAGGTCAAGAGTCAGAGCAAGAAGCCTCTGTCGGACATCCAGCTACGGTTCAACAAAGAAACGGGCTTTTACTCGCTTCTGGAAATCGCTAAGGCCCATGATCGGGTTGGAAAGATTCCTGACGCCTCTACTCCCCCGGCTCCTCTGTCTGGGATGAACAAGTATCAGACTGGTATCTCTCCTGGCATCGACGGGTTCAGTCCTGAGCAGAAGGCCCAGGCCACTCCTCTGATCGACTTCCTCAACTACATGAGGAACATGGGCACCGGCCTGAATACCGGCCTGTTCGACCTGATCAAAGGACAGCTTGGCGATACCAACAACGTAGCCGTGGAAGATGCGCTGAACCCCAAGAACAGCGCAGGGAAGCGGGCTGATGAGTCTGGTGTCCGAGCCTTCGCAATCCTTGATGAGCAGCTTCCGACCCTCAAGGACGGTATCCTCTACCAAGAGGCTCATGCTGATAGCCGTGGCCGAGTGTACATGAGGAACTCCTCTGCCTTCACGCAGGGCGGCGACTTCATGAAGGCTATGACCAGGGCCAACTATAAGGCTGCTCCTGGCCAGGACGGGCTTAAGCTCCTCTGGCAGTCCTGGGGCAATCTCGTTGGTCCTGACGGCAAGGCCAGCACGAATGATAGGGTCAAGGCTTACCTTGATGCCGTCCCGACGCTGCTGAAGCTGGCTGAGAACCCGTTCCCCAAGGACGGCAAGTACGTGGCTGAGATTGAAGCTCTGTTCCAAGAGGGGCCGCTTCAGACCATTGCCGTGGCTCTTGATACGAAGGCTATGGTGGAGTTTGCCAAGGCTCGCTCCAAGACTAAGGAGAAGAACCCTTCCAAGCTGCTTCAGAATCCTGAAGTCCAGGCAGACATTGCAGCCAACTGGAAGACTGATGCTGTGGCTCAGTTCGATGCTAACAACAACAGCTTTCAGCTTATGGGTGCATTCCTGAGTGATCCTTCGGTTCTTCAGGCAACCTCTATGATGCCTCGCCCAAGCGAGCTTAGCGTTGATCCTGCTGATCGGCGTACGGCTGACATCTACGTGGAGCCTGCCGTGAATGCGGTCCAGACCAGCCTGATGTTTGAGCTTGGTGAAGCCATCAAGACGGATGAGGGTAAGGGTTGGCTGCGTAATGTCATCAAGAACAGCGTGTCCACGTACGTCTATGACAGCACCATTGGCGGCGCCTCCAATAGCGTCCTCAGCAAGCTGGTCAAGGACTACTCCTTGATCAATCCGGCCTTCTTTGAGCAGTCTAGGAAGGACGTTAAGAAGACCTCAGGAGGGACCGAGTTCGCCTTTGACGACCGTAAGTACCGGGTTGCCAAGGACGGTACTCAGTGGGCCTTGCAGCAGATCAATAATATGACTGGCGAGTGGAGAACTACAGGCACCTTCACCACTGAGAAGATGGCGATGGACTACCCTGTTCTGCGCTCCTTCTCCACCACTCTGACCTCTGCCGTTCGCAAGAACGTGGAGTCCATGTACCCCAACCTACGCAGGGCCATGAACTTCTTCAGGAATGTCGCTGAGTGGGGTCGGGATAACGGTAATCGTCCTCTCAAGTACCAGACTCCTGATGGCATCGTCTTCAGCTATCAGTCGGATGAAGTCGCTAAGTATGACGCGATGGAGTTCAAGATTCCTGGCGCCAAGGGTGACTTCACTACCATGCTGCCGGTGGTTTCTGAGAAGACTGAGGCTGGACGAGGGCTGAGTGCAAACTTCACCCACGCCCACGATGCCTACATCCTCCGTGAGGCTGCTAAGCGTTCTGGCGTCAAATACTACAACCCGATCCACGACTCCCATGGGTTCCATCCCTCGGAGGCTCAGAACGGGCTTGATAACGTCCTTGGTGTCATGACCGAGCTTGTCGATATGCCCAACCCGTTTGAGCAGATGGTGAAGCTGAACGGTATCCCGATCCTGAAGCCGGAAGAACACCGTCCTGCGGTCCCCAAGGGGCCGATCATCGGTGCGATGTATCAGGCCGACTACGATATGCTGCTTGAGCAGCGTAAGGCTCTGATCAAGGCTAACTCGCCCAGGAAGCAGGACAAGACGATTGAGACTGAGGCTCGTGCTGAGCTTCGGAACCTCATTGTCATCCCTGCCAAGGGTAAGGCTGGGAACATTGATCCCAAGCAAATCCGAACCGCAGTAAGCTAATGGCGTGGGGCTTCAGGGAAGTCGAAAGACGACTCTGGCCCCCGCCTACCTTTAACAGGCATTAAAGATGTCCTCCCAATTCAAGGACGCCTTGCTGGCAGTTGATGCTGTCATCAGGCTCACCAGCCCAGATGACGATAGGCGTTCCCTTTTTAACGCATTGAAGGCCTACTTCCCTCCTCCCCTAGTGAGGGGTGAGGAGTTTGAAACCCTCATCAAGATTATGGACCGTTATGAGTCAATTCCATCCTCGGCCCCCGCAAGTGGACCGAACGGGACGCCTGATAACGGAGTGGTTCGAGAAACCAGCCCCGGAGCCACCCAAACCAAAGCCCAAGTTCGCCCTCGCGGGCGCCCCCGGAAGCATAACATCTGAGCTAGTCCATACGTGGATCGCCCAAGGGCGTCCCGCAGGCGGCTTAGGTAAAACGAAATACAAAGGCGGTATGACTAAACAGGAGATGCAAGTCCGGTTGGATGAAGCGTCCAAGGCGGCAGAGGAAGCGGCTAAGAACCCGAAGTTCCTCGCCCCTGACCTTCAGGCCAGGACCGGCCTAGAGATGAACCCTTTGTGGATGCTGGAAGTCCTCGTCCGAAGCGGTTCCCTTAATCAAGGCCAGATGGTCAATGCCCTGAAGACCCTGGCTGAGTACACCTACAGCAAGGCCCCCAGCCTCAATCAGTCGGTCAACGTGACCATGAAGGCAGAAGACTTCCTGCTTCAGTTGGCTGAGGAGGAGATGCCCACGATCACTGTCGAGAAGGTCCATAAGAAGGCCCCAGGTCAGGGTAGTCGTACTGCTGTCGAGAAGGCCAAGAGGGAACGCTACAAAGCCCTCGGCTGGATTGATGAGAAGGGTAACTACATTCCCAAGCGACTGAGAGATGAACGAGCAAGAGAAGCAATCGAAAATCCTACAGGTGCGGAAACGCCTGAAGGATGACTTTGAGTACTACGCTCCCCGCGCTCTAAAGATCAGAACCAAGACAGCAGAGGTCATCCCGTTCAAGCCTAATAAGGCCCAGAGCTACCTCCTAGAGATGATCCAGAGGCAGCTTAGCTCTACAGGACGGGTACGTATCATCATTCCCAAGGCACGTCAGCTAGGTCTGTCCACCTTTGTAGGCGGATGGATGTACTGGTGGGTATCTCAGAGAAACGCTCAGAAGGCCCTGGTGGTCACTCATAAGTCTGAGTCAACCCGCGCCCTGTTTGATATGACCAAGCGGTTCCATGAGAACGTCCCTGAGATTCTCAGACCCCACACCAAGTACTCCTCTCGCTCCGAGCTAGTGTTCGACAAGCTGGACAGCGCCTACATGGTTGCTACGGCTGGTGGTGAGGCGGTGGCCCGTGGTGAGACGATCACGACTGCTCACCTATCGGAGATGGCTTGGTGGCCTCCTGGGTTCGCTAAGGAGAACCTAGCGGGCATCCTTCAGGCTATCCCTGATGTCCCTGGTACTGCTGTCTTCATTGAGTCCACGGCTAATGGTGTGACAGGCCCCTTCTATGAGATGACCCAGGGCGCCCTTAGGGGTGAGAACGGATATGATGTCTGCTTCCTCCCCTGGTTCTGGGATGATAGCTACAGGGTAGAGGCTCCTGAGAACTTTGAGCGGACCCCTGAAGAACAGGAGCTTGCTGAGAAGTGGGACCTCGATAACGACCAGCTTCAGTTCCGCCGCAGGAAGATCGCCCAGACGGGCATCGACCAATGGAATCAGGAATATCCCACCATCCTAGATGACGCCTTCCTGACCTCTGGTAGGCCGGTGTTCAACCTCAAGTCTCTCAACGCCCGCCTTCAGGCTGTCCCTGACGTTCACTCCCGGATGGCTCTACAGGGCGACCATATGGTAAATTGGGAGAAGATGGAGTGGGAGGAGAACCCCCGTGGTGAGCTTCTGATCTACCGCCCCATTGACCCAGGCGACACCTATTACATCGGTGCTGACGTGGCCATGGGCGTCCAGAATGGTGACTGGTCGGTTGCCCAAGTCCTAGACTCCAAGAGGCGTCAGGCGGCTGTCTGGCGTGGTCAGTATCATCCCGACTACTTTGCCTACGTCCTGTATCACCTAGGTAAGCTCTATAATTTCGCTAAGATTGCCGTCGAGTCCAACAACCACGGCCTCCTGACAGTCAACAACCTATACAAGTACCTGAGCTATCCTAATGTCCACCTTGACGTGATCGAAGATAAGATCACGGACAAAGAGACTATCAGCCTAGGCTTCAAGACTACCGCTAAGTCACGTCCAATGGTCATTGATGATCTACGGGCTGCTCTCAGAGATGGAGAGATTGAACTAAACGATAAGACCACCATCCGAGAGCTAATGACCTTCGTGGTCACTGAAACTGGCAAGCTAGAGCATGATGCTGGATGTCACGATGACTGCGTGATGTCCCTTGCAATCGCTAATCACATCCATGAAGGCATCATAGTCCCAATTTCGGTGACTGATGACTATTACGTTGAAGCCCTCTGATCATTAACGGGCGTTAAAGGAGAACTGATTTGAGCAAGATGACCGACGACGAGCTTGTTGTCGCGGTCCAGCGCCTCCTCCACACTTCCAACACCTTCTCTGAAAGCAAGCTGGCTTCAGAGCGTAAAGAGGTCATGAAGTACTACCGTGGAGAACTGCCAAAGCCTACTCATGCTGGTAACAGCAAGTACGTCTCTATGGATGTCTATGACTCCGTGGATTCGATGCGAGCGCAGATTCTAGAGGCGTTCTCGGCCCACCAACGCATCGTCCAGTTTGCCCCCACGGGGCCTGATGATGTCCCCCTGGCCGAGCAGGCGACCGACTACTGTTCCTACGTCTATTTCCGCCGCAATGCCGGTCCCAGGATTGCCTATGACGTTCTCACGGATGGTCTGACCAGCCGCTATGGTGTGGTCAAGGTCTGGGTAGAGAATGAGGCTGGTGAGGAGGAGCGGTTCGACAACCTGACCGAAGATGAGTTCGCTATGCTCATGGAGGACGGGATTGAACCGACCGAGATTGAGCAGGAAGGGCAGCTTATCAGCGGCAAGGGCCGCAGGAAGGGCTACCGCTGCATCAAGGTTGCTCCGGTTCCCCTTGAGGAGGTCCTAGTCTCTCCTGATGCCCCGTGCATTGAGAAGGCGGACCTGATCCACCAGACCAGGGTGACTAAGGGCTGGCTCCTGAAGCAGGGCTACGACCGTGCTACCGTGGAAGACATCAGCGAGAGTAAAGAGCCTGCTGATGGCGATGACGAGAAAGAGGATCGCTTTGCTCCGTTCCAGAGCAGCTACCGCCTCGCTCGTGATGTGAACCCCCACAAGGTCTACGTGGACCTGTACGAGTGCTACCTGTCCCTGGATTACGATGGGAAGGGCATCGAGGAGCTTCACCGCGTCCTGATGGCCGGTGACACGATCCTTGAGGTTGAGAAGGTCAAGCGCAAGCCCTTCGCCTTCTTCGTCCCCCTGCCTACCCCGCATACCCCCTTCGGTGAGAACT